CGTAGATCAATCTTATAGCATCGAGGTCAGCCCATATGGGTGTCCTCTGTTTCTTCTTTAACTCCCGCAGTCTATTGATGTGGGATACATATCCTTGGTTATCCCTCTTCCACTGAAGCTTCCTGAGGGCTTCATTTCTGATACCCTCAGGAGACCTACCCATTAGTGAATCTCTGCATAGTTAGTACCTATTTTACCTGAGCCATCCATACATGTTACACCTACAGACTTAGGTGCCTCACGGAACCCAGCAATAGAGATATCAAGTACAGTCTCAGCATGTTTAGTTGGTGTCACCCATGCAGTCTCATCATGATAGAATAAGATCGGATAGGTATCCTCAATACCCAGCTCCTTGATACGCTTATACTGGTGTACAAGGGCTGCCTTACATGTGATACCTTCGAGGGTCTGGAGTAAGTAGTTGAGTAGTTGATGTTCAGAGCCTACGATTACACGCCTGCCATCTGCACCTGTTATAAACCCAGTACCTACCTTCATCTTTGTATGGTTGAACTCCTTAGATAGTTTACTCTTTAGCTCTGCAAGCTTAGGGAATGCACCATCAAACTTAGCTCTTGATACCTTACCATGCACAGCTGACCGCTTACCATTGATAGTCTCACCAAGCTTTGCATCCCCAGCACCGAACAGGTACGCATATAGGAAGTTCTTTGCAAGCTTACGAGTAGTCCCTACGATCTTAGCGTTACGTGTATGGAAGTCTGTACCATCCTCTTCTTCACCCTCACATATCATTGAAGTCATCTCAGGGTCACCTACATAATGAGCCAGACCACGTGCTTGATTACCGGCAGAGTCTGCACCTATGAGCTTCATACCTTTTTCACAGGTCAACAGACTACGTAACTCCTTACCGTAAGGTGCATGAACACCGGGTATGTTCACTATCCCACGATGTCGGCATCGGAAAGAAGGGGTTCCAATAGTAAACATGTCACCATGCAGACGCTTATCACCCCACTCCTTGACACTATCCATCCAAGCTTCAACAGTTGCCAACCTGTTACGCATCATGTAGTAGCTGCCAATCATCTGACCAACCTGACCTAAAGGTTCCAAGGAAGACTCAGTAAGTTTAGGTGATTGATTTACCCACCTGTTATTAATCTTCTTAACAGTGTAGTCATCAGGCTTCCACCCAATATCCATCAGATACTTCTTGACTTCAATCATCTGACCCAGACGGACTTCATTGAACTCCACTCGGGAAAAAGGACCTACCACATGACCACTAGATGCTCGAGTACCAGCCTCAATATTGAACCAGTCAGTCACAGATTTATAGTATTCACCATTCTTCTTGACCAACTTATCAACTTCCTTTGTACCTTTCATGACACATACTTTGCCAAGCTTAGGTTCAAGGTCATCCTCAATAGCCTCCATCCTCCACTTGAGCTCACGTTGTAACTTCTTTGCACCCTTCATATCAAAGACCCAACCTTTGGCTGTTATCTCAGCGTTAACTGATGCGAAGTCATGCTCTAACTTGAGACCCTGCATGAACAGAGGTTGGTTCTTAGCCTGAGCTCTTACTTCCTTGACCAGACGCTCGTACACCTTAGTATTAAGCGTTACGTCTTGGATACAGTAGGTCAGCATATCCTGATTGTAATGAGACCAATCGTTGTAGTCACCCTTTGGATACTTAAAGAACTCACCCCAACCTGCAAGACCATGTCTGTGTGATCGCACATAGCGACAGTATTGTGACATCAGGAAGGTATCCCATATCTTCTGAGAAGGCTCAGGTTCCCACCCCTTGAGGCGTTTGAGTACAGGTAGGTCATAACCTATGATGTTATGTCCGGCTAGTACAGTGGCCTCTGAGAGCTTCTGAAGGCCCTCATCAAGTGAAGGGTATTCCTCATCATGATCTGTGAATGTAAAGATCTCCTTTGTATCCACATCTTGCATGACAAGCATCCATATCTCGGATACCTGAGGGATCAGACCATTGGTTTCAAGGTCCCATATTAGTTTAGTCATAGTGCTAGTCCTCCAAAGACTATTGAACAGTTTATAGTGACACATTGTTCAGGTCAATTAGTTTTATATAGTTACTTCACAACCACCACCACCACAGGCAGCTTCGGCACTTAAATCTGTCTCGTCTGCCGACTCAACGATGTTTTCTAAGTTGATAGATGTAAGTGAACTCTCCATCATGCGATACTTCTCTTCTGTGATATCTTCAAAGGGTGCTTGGATATATGTGCCACCGTTGTAAGGTAGTACTGAGATACCATTGAAGGTACTTCGGTTCTTCCACATCCATTCACCCACTAGAGGCCACTCATTATCCTTGACTGAGATAGTGCAGGATACATTGTGTGTGTTCTGGCCTTCTCTGTGCCCTTGTGCGACCCATTCAGTATTAAACCTACGTACCCTATCAAGTAGCTCAACGGGGCTCTCAGTGCGCAGGATGGAGCCCTCAGGTGCTGCTTGTGGAATCTCAATTACTGCTTGCGATTGAGGATTGAAGTACTCATCTTCCACAAGTTCAGGGTGATTCTCTGCAAAGTAACCATACAGTGCTTCATTCTTACCAATACGCTGACGCCTAATGTAAAAGTCATTATGCCAAGCGTGAATACCAGAAGCACTGCCCAGAACACAGCTGCTAGTGCCGGAAGGCTTAACAGTAGTGCAACGAGCTGCAGTATTAATGTCAAGGAGCTGGGATACCCTTTCGTTTTCATTCTTTACTACCTCTGCTGCTTCCTTTAAGTCATAGTTTAAGATCACACCTGAACCAATGCCAGTCATACCTACACCAATCAATGCGTCCTTCTCAGTAGTCTCACGCCATACATCACGTAAGTAATGGAAGTCTGTGTAGCCTGCTTGAAGTGTACCAATGAAGGCTGCTGCTTTGGATCGTTGGTTGAGATCATCCTGAGATGAAATATCTGATACATTTAGCTCGCATAAATTGCAAAATTGATAAGGTCGTAATGCGATCTCACAGCATGGATTTGTCCCCCAGTCCTTATCATTACTGAAGTATACTCCGGGCTCACCTGAGCCTGACAGTTCTACTCGTTTCCATAGGTTCTGGAACTCACTTGCTGTGATCTTATGACGTAGCATCACTGCTGAGTTGTTAGATCTACCACGTTGAGGGTTAGCTTCCCACCATGAACCTACTTTACAACCTAACATATCGTTATCATCCATTGAGAACAGTGAGATCATAGCAGCTCTTCGGATTCCACCTGTGAGTACTGCATCAGCAATGAAACACATAATGTCATGGACTTCTAAGGTTGTCAGGTTACGTCCAATGGCTTCATCCAATACAGACCTGATGCTGTGTATACAGTCTTTGAGTGGTTGAGGTCCCGGAGCTTTACCACCAGTGGTGATTAAACGTGCACCCTTTGGTCTGATATCACGGAAATCAAACTCAACATCCATAAGACCTTTGAAGTATGCCTCCATAAGAACCTTAATAGCATCTGCCCAACCCTCAATGTTATCTGAGACTAGGAATCTACGCTTACGTTTCTTAGGTCCTGTTACTTCTGATAGCTTACGTACATGATGGCGTTGCACTGAGTATCCTACACCTGTACCACCTAGGAGTAAGAACATAGTCTCTGAAAATGCTTCGATATCCTCTACAGGTAGATAAGCGCAGTTATAGATGCGGTTAGGAGCAAGCTCAATAGGAGCCCCACCAAACTGTAACGAACGCATAGAAGGAAGTGACTTCTTTTGGTAAACGAAGGTATAAGCGTCCTCAATCTCATCAAAGAGCTGAGGGTATTTTCGTTGGTGCATCTCTTTGTTTCTGGATACCAGTTCATGCCATGTCTCTCTTCGAGATTTATCGGGTAAGTACTTGGCGTACTTTGAGAATATTGTGATGTCTGATAGGATTTCATTGGACTTATTCACGAGGGATTGTTTCCTTCTTGTTGTGTGTAGTTGTTGATTGCTTCATTGATACGGTACTCCGATAATGAATCTACTAATTCTGTTAGGCTGTTCAACTCCTCGTCATCTAAGATGTACTGGAGTAGGTATGGTTGACCCTTATCGTACTTTAATACGATAGACTTGAGCCATGTCTTTGTGTCAAATGTCATAGTGTCAGTGTCCTTGCATAGTGTAATGCCTGTCGAATGCTTTGGTGATCTCTCGACAGAAGTCTGAGCGTACAATGTCATCTGGGTTGTCAAACTCAGTGACACCAATGTTAGTTGAGACCTCAGGCAGTGATGTATCAGAGTGCATATCAATCAATAGCTTCAGTCCAGACTTAGAGCCTAAGCGAGCCTGAGGGATATCACCACAGATAACAACTTTAGAGCCCTTACCAATACGCTTGAGGAACATCTCGATCTCTTTGGGAGTTGTGTGTTGTGCTTCATCGAGGATTACGAAAGAGTTATCAAAGGTTCGGCCCTGCATGTACTCGAACGGGACTACTTGAATGCTACCTTCGTGTAAGTGTTTCTCAAAGGTCCCGTTGAGGTGCTTGCGGAGGATGTCAGTGTATGGTGTGATCCATGGAGCCATCTTATCGATCTCTTCACCGGGCAAGAACCCAATAGATTTGGAGTCAGATACGTTAGGTCTACATAGGATGATACGACTATCTCTACTGTCTATCTTAAACTGAGCTGCACAGGTAGATGCAATGTAAGTCTTACCTGACCCTGCAAAGCCTATACCCACTGATACTACATTATCATCAATTGATCTGATGTACTTAGACTGGTTTAGGGATAAGGCTTGTAGACCTAATGAGTTACTCTGCTGGGGCTTCTTCTGTTTCTTCAACTTCTGGCTCTCCGATGGTGAATTGTACACTGATTTGTAGACCTTCTTCTGTTGCCTTCTCTACGGCCTCAGACACTGATTGGTATAGCTCACCTTCGAGATCCATGTGGTACTTGTTCTCAGTCCAGAAGGCGTATAGTGGATTTAAGACAGCTATTATTACCGATGCAAGGACTGCAAGGGCTGCTGTCAACCAGAGTATATCAGTTATAAAGTCAATCAAGTAAGAACTCCTTATACTTAGGGATGGTGTGCGAGGCTCCTGTTAGTGTGTCGACTACACTGTCACCCTCAAACTTTACCAACACAGGGATTGACCGTATACCTTGGGCTCTTGCTAAGTTGGTACCTTCTTCACTCTCTATATCCAGTTGGGAGTACACATGACCTAGCCCAATAGCCTCAAAGCGGTTCTTCAACATAGTACATGCTGGGCAGTTACTTCCTGTTAACATCTTAATCATTTCTTAAGTCCTTCTAATTGTATTAATAAATCCACGTAGTGCTTAACCTTCTCTAAATCTTGTAGTCCATTCTTAGACTTCCATCTTGTTATGTACTTGATAACATTGGCCTCGCAGTACGGCATGTTGTTTGCATGTATGTACTCCAGAGGTTGGATCTTTAGACTCTTATAGTGGCTACCGCCTACTTGGTGGTCTAATGGTTTCTTATCAGGGGCTCCTTGACATACATTCCATGGGCCTCCTGATGGGTCACTTAGGGTTGGTTCTTTTCTCTCGGTTGAACTCATTTTGGGCTCCAATTATTTCTTTTGTCGGTTGATTAAATTAAAGGAAGAGCCTAAAAAGGCCCTATACTTTACTGTTGGCTTGATAGATTGCTTCTGCAAATCCTCTCGGAGTTGCACTGCGTATGTTCTTAGTCTTCATTGATTTCCCACCTAATTTACTATGCTGTGTACTTGAACCAAAGCTCTCACACACAACAGGTTTAACTTCAGGCATTATGAACCCATTACCGACCCAGAGACATGTCTTCTTAGAGTATGCATCGTTATCTGCTATATACTCAGGATACAGCGGGTGCTTCTCTTCACCGTCTTTAATGTAACCTCCATACTCAAATGGATGGAATCTATAGTCTGGCTTACGCCACAGGGTTGACAAGACTGAGACTGGGTTTTCTATATAAAAGGGTACGTCTAAACTGTTAAACAGCCTAGCACACCATTTAGCGTACCTTGCTGCAGTCCTTTGGAATTGTGGATCCTTCTCAGCCTTAACCTTAAACCATGCAGCCCCAGAGACAGCGAGATCGGTGCAGACTGGGAATCCCATGGCGAATACTACATCTTCATCTTTGAACCTCTCACAGAGGTCTTTGATTGTCTTAAAGGAGTGTAAGTCTGCATTGAGGTAGCTTATTGACCCACCACTGTCAAAGTGATCAATAACAGTATTGTCATGTTGTATGTCGTAACAGTAACAGTGATACCCTGCTTCAGCCCAAGGGACAACTGCTGTCCCTGTGTAGTCATATAGTGATATTACCATACTCATTTACTATTCCTCAGGGAGTTCTTTCATTTCTTCTGGGGTTACGTGAGACCTCTGTGACCCAAACTTCTCTTCTACACATGCACATAGCTCTGTAAATGTTATATCGTATACACCTTGTAACAGTGCCAGTCGTGCTCCCAGTGACAGTAGAGCAGGCTTATCTTCATTTTCTAAGTCAAAAGTCATAATACTACTTTCTTCTTTCATATCAAATCCCTTACGTTTATGTTTATGTGTTCTGTTACCTTTGCAGTAGTCACAAGTACCATGGTTTCTGCAATTACTTGATACTGCCTTAGCTCCAGTTAGCTTTTTCCTTATAGTCCTGCTCATACAACTCACCTCTAGTGTCCAGTTCAACTGTCATGAGACCCCTAATGTGTGCCCCCATGTTAGGCTGCGTAGTGAGACAAGCCTTAAGGTGGTCCGTGCTCATGTCCTCTAAAGACACATGCTTTAGTGGCTGGTCTCCTAGCTTACCGTACGTCCCCCACAAGGGAACCTTACGTACCATACAGAAGGGATCATCATCATTAAGACTTAGGTCAGTAGCAGGTGCTAGTTCGTTTACAGACCTACGTTGGTAGTCTAAACCCCCATCGACTATGTAAACTAAACCATTAGCATCCTCATAAGCTTTGTAGTCATGTCTATTGAACGACTCAAGCACTGTACCATCTGGTGTTCTTATTGCATTGTAAACTAGGTGCGACATAAAGCCTCCTTAATGTTATGTGTGTGTTACACTTTTACGTACGAATAAGTGCAAACATACGACACTTTTACGTACGAATAAATGTTAGCTATGTTGCTAACTCCTACCCTTGTTACTGGTTTATTACTTATATAACTAACCGACTGACTCTCCCACCTAATGACATGGGAAAGCAAACGAATGCCTTGTGTCATGTGCTGCATTATGTAAGGCATCCATTGGTAGAAACCCTACACCTAAGAGTACCAAAGAACCTAACAAACATACGACACTATACTGGATACCCTTAGAT